TCCCGTCAGGACCGCATCGGCGAACTGGACGATCTCCCAATCGCCGTCGGGCGTGCCGAGCGCGAGGCTGTTCGTGCCACCGCTGAGGATCGTGTCGGGTGTGGCGCTCGCCAACTCCCCGGCATAGAGCTTCACCTCGAGGACGGAGCCTTCGTCCCAATACTCCGTCGGCCCGGCGGGAAGCGGCTGGATGGTTTCGCCGAGGGTGGCCCGCACGGCGAGCGTCGTGTCGAGCACGAAATCCGAGCCGGTGGCGCTGTCCATCACCACGACGCCGCCCCAGGGCGACGCCGAGGCCGCAGCATAGGGCGAGAAGCCGTCGTCGGTATCGCGCAGCAGCGGCAGGTCCATCAGCCGCAACACCGCCGCGCCAAAGATCGGTGGCGGTGTCAGCGTCGGCGGCGCGATGCCGTTCAGTGGCGGCGCATAGATCGCCGCTTCAGCGCGAACGGCCTCGGCTTCGCGCGCGCCCTTGTCGAGCACGCGCGTCAGCCGGAACGACCGCGCCCTGCCGTTGATCACGAGATCGATCACGTCGCCTGGATCGAGCGCGATGCGCGAAGGCGGCAGCGCCAGTTGCGCGGTCTCGCGCGCAACCCATGCTTCCACCAGCGCGCGATCGGCGATCGATTGCGCCTGAACCTGATCCATTACGAGCGCGAGCCGCAGATCGCTCTTGCGCTCGGAATAACCGGCAAGCCTCGTCGCCGAGACGGCGCCGGTTTTGTATTCGTCCACGGCATCGGTGAAGCCGACCGCCACCTCGTTCGGCAGTTCGGTTTCCTGGCCGCGCGTCAGCGTGATCTCTTCGCCGGTTCCTTGGCCCTGATCGGGCACGGCGAGTTCCGGCAAGGTCAGCGTCGCGACCGAGGCCCGCCCGCGCGGCACGAAGCGGATCACGCCTTCGGTTTCGACCGCGTCGAAGGAATAGGCGGACGCCAGCGCTTCGATCTCGGCGCGCGGGCTCATGGGCCCGTCTCGCAGATATCCGGTGACGACGCCGACCAACGCCGAAACATCATAAGCCGTGAAGCCGACGCGCCGGCAGCGTTCGGCCACGAGCGCGGCCAGATCGGCGAGGCCGACCTTGCCGTTCAGCCAATGACCGAGTGGATAGAGATCGCGGTCCGACCAGAGATCAGCGCGGCCCGGCCAGGCCGGATAGGGACGCGCGTCCCATGTCCACATGCCGAAGGCCTCGATCATCCGGCCGCTATAGACGCCAGAAACCGGGTTATTGGCGCCTGAAGGCGCCCAATAGCTCAACACTGCTTCGAGCGCGCGGCGTTGGATCAGATCGTCGAGCGTCCCCTTCGAGAAGTAGGGCAGGAAACTCTCGGACGACTTCGGATCATAGAAGACGTTCGGCTGGTTCGCGCCCTTGTCGGCCGATGGCACGCCGAGTTCGCAGAACCAGATCGGCTTCATCTGCGCGAGCCACGGCGTCGGCGATCCGCTTTCGACGCCGCCCGGGCGGTCGTAATGCCGGTTCAGCCACCAGTTCCGCAGATCCTTCGAGCGGAACACCCAGGGCTTGCCATAGGCGCCGTCGGTGATGGTGGTCCGGGTCTGATTGTTGCGTGCCGCGTCGCTGGCATAGAACCAGCTGAAGAACTCGCCGCCTTCGATGTTCGATTGCAGATAGGCGCGATCATAGATCGACGGCGCGCCCGCGATGCGGTCGAGATGGCCGGTGCCGTCGCGCCAATCGGCAAGCGGCGCGTACCAGTCGATTCCGACGAAATCGATGTTGCTGTCGGCCCAGAGCGGATCGAGGTGGAAGAAGACATCGTTCGATCCGTCGGCGGGCCGATAGCCGTTGTAGTCCGACCAATCGGCGGCATAGCTCACTTTCACGCCGCCGCCGAGAATGCTTTTCACATCGGCGGCGAGGGTCTTCAGCCGCGCCACTGCTGGGAAGTTGGTGGCGGTGTCGCGCACCGAACAGAGCGCCCGGAACTCCGATCCGATCAGGAAGGCGTCGATGGTCCCGGCATTGATCGCGTTCACCGCCGCGCAGAGCCTGGCGTAGTGCAGGATAAACCGGCGCAGGCCCCATTCGGCCGGGCCGGAATAGGTGGTCGTCACCGCATCGGTGCTGGCGTTGACCGACACCGAGACGTGTGAGGCGAGGCAGGCGCCGAAGAAGGCCGCAACCTGCGTGCCGGCCGCCGCCGTCTTGTCCACCGTGCCGGATTGGCCAGCGGCAGGATGACAGGTGATCCGCCCGCGCCAGGGATAGACGGGCTGGCCGGTGCCGCCATAGGGATTTGGCAGCGCGTTGCCTGCGGGCACGTCCATGAAGACGAAAGGATAGAAGACGACGGCATAACCGCGGGCTTTCAAATCGCGAACGGCACGAACGACGGTGTCGTCCGAAGGGGTGCCGCCGTAAGCGGGCTTGCCCGAGCTGAGCGACATGACGAGCGCGCCAGAACGGGCAAGGCCGTGCACCATCCAGGCATCGGGCGTCGTTACTTTGTTCGCGACTTCGACCTTCGGGCGGATGGTGCAGGAGCCGCAGCGCAGATCGTCGCCGAACCAGCCCACCACGAAAAACACGGTATCGACGTTCGGCAACGAGGCTTTCAGGTCGTCGAGCGCCACCGACCAGTCGGAGGTCGACCGCCCAGCGCTGTCGTTCTCGGGCGTGGTCGAGCCGCCGCCGAGATCACGCTTCTGGACCTTGGTGTCATAGGTACGCTCGCCCGCGCCCGGAATCATGGTCACGGCGCGCACGATGGTCTCAAGGCTGTCGCCCGCCGTGGACGACACGCGCCGGAACACCTCGAAGGTCAGCTGCGGCAGGCGGTTGCCGAACTTTTCCAGCGCGAGATTGTCGAACACGACATAGGCCGTGCCGCGATAGGCGGGCGCATTGCCCGAGCCTTCGACGCCTTCGATCAAGGGATCGGGCGACTGGCTCGTCGTGCCGCGATAGACCCGCATGGTGATGCCCGCGAGCGAGAGCGGCTTGCCGTCGGCCCAGATGCGTCCGATCCGGTCGATCGTCCCCTCGCAGAGTCCGACCGCGAAATTCGCGAAATAGGAATAGGTGGTGGACGTAACCGATCCACCGCCACCGCCACCCTTGCCACCACCGGAGCGTTGCGTGGTCGTCGTCGCCACTTCCTTGAACTTGGTCGCCCAGATGATCTGGCCGGCTATACGAACCCTGCCGGCGATCTCGGGGATCGCCGCGCCCTCGGTTGAGGCCTGAACCTGCAAGCTGTCGAGGCGCGGCCCTTCCTGCGTGGTGTTGCCCATCGACGGGCCGAACAAGCGGTTGTCGATGAAGCTGCCGACGGCGGTCGCTGCCGCCGCCGCCGCGATCTGGACAAACGCCGAGGCGCCCGCCGTTAGCGCGGAGGCTGCGGCGGTGAGGAGCAGAACGGCCATAGCGGATCAGATCTCGGGAAAGCGGAAGACGAAGCGCAGGCGGTTGCGCCACCACGGCACGAGCGAAACCTCCGCCACCGGATGGGACTCGATGGCGTGGATCATGCGCATAGGGCGAAGCTGTTGCGAGCCCGTCCAGACGGGCTCTTGCGCGACGAGGATCGAGCAATGCTTGGCGGGCGCGTTGTCGTTGATGGCGAAGAGCAGGAGATCGCCGGGTTCGAAGGCATCGAGCGCCAGCGGGATCATGTGGCGGCTGGCGGCATCAGCGAGCGTTTCCTCGCGCAGCGTCTCGGCCCAATCGCGCGAATAGGCGGCCGGGTGTTCGGGATCGGCGCCATAGACCGCGCGCCAAACTCCACGCACGAGGCCGAGGCAATCGCACCCGATGCCCTTAAGCGCCGCCTGATGGTGATAGGGCGTGCCGATCCATGAGCGCGCCTCGGCGATGATGGTTTCGTGGATCGTCATGTGATCTTGCCGCCGTCGTTCCCGGCGCCCTGGTTCGGATAAGACATCGCGAAGTCGGTGCCCGGCATGTGCGGGAAGCCGCCGAAGTTCACCGTGTTGGCGAAGCGATCCCGGCAGGTGGCAAAGGTGAGGTCGCAGCCTGCCGTGGCGCTGAACGTGTCGCCGACCACCACCGGCGCGCCCATCGGCAGGGCGATGGCGATCCGCGAGACGCCAGCGCTGGAAGAGTGTGCCTTGATCTCGACTGCGAGGCCGTTGTTTACGCCGGAGTTCCAGACCAGCTTGCCGCGCGTGAGCATGCCTGACGCGACGCCGGAGAGGCCTGAGGCGAGGAATTCGAAGCTATCCAGAACCTGTGTCACGGCACCCGTGCCGTTGCGCCCGGCCGCGTTGAGATCAATCCCGCAGCGGGCATCGCCCAAGTCCCAGACGCAGGAGCGCTGGAAGATGCGGCCTGCCGGTTGATCGAGTTTGGCGGCAAGGCCGCGCAATTCGGCGGAGAAGGCGAGCTTGCCGCGCGCGACCTGCCCGAGATTGCCGGCGCGCAGCACCACGCGCTGCGCCACATCGGACCAGTTCACCAGATAGATCGTGACGGCGGCATCGTCATAGCGACCGCCGTGCAGATCGTCCTCGGTGAGCGCATCGGAGGACAGCGCGCCTTGCACATCGAGGTTTGAAACCGCTAGGCCGAGCTGGCCTTCGATGGCGGTCGCGGTGAATCCAGACGCTGCCTTGTAGGTGACGGCATCGAAGACGAGGTCGCGGTCGAAGTCGGTGAAGCCCATCACCACGCCGTCGCGGCGATCCACCCGCCAGCAGCGGCACAGCGTCGTGAGCCCGCCCGCAACGTGGGTTGCGAGCGCGGGAGGGAGGGTTTTCATGGTAGGAAATCCAGTTTTGGAGGCGTGGACTAACTCGTTCCTGAACGCTATGGTGAGGAGTCGAGGAACCTGAGCATCGAAGATTTGATTATTTGAGAGAAATAAAATGCACTCCTTTGATGATTTGGTGGATCGATCAATAATTTTCTCACTTCGCAATCTTGATGGCTTGGAAGCAGAGATTCTCAATGAGCTTCAGACGAGTGGCGCCACTCACCTAGTAAAGAACTTGCAGATGATCACAATGCAGCGCGTCATTTTGACCGTGGGCATTTTTTCGATTTTCGAAGCACACCTTCAAGACAAACTTGAATGTGCCGATGGCTTCATAGAAGCGCGGAAGCTTCTAAAATCGGCCGACGAATTGGATCTGGAAGCGCGGTTTGGTCAATTTATCGCTGCGGTCAATGTGCTCAAGCATGGTCGTGGCCGAAGCTACAAAGCCCTTCGATCGCAGATTGACAGTTTACCTTTCCGCCTCAAGAAGCCCGATGAAGACTTCTTCTCGGAAGGCGATGTGTCTGAGATTTCTACCCTAGTTGAGGTCGATAGCGCATTTGTTGAGAATTGTGCATGCCTGATGCGTAACGTTGCAAGTGTGGTTCAACGAATTCAGCCATGATCGTCTGCGTTTTGTATACGAAAGCGATCTTGGTAATTATTCAAGCACTTCCACGAGGTCGATGTTGTTGACGATCTGCAAGTCCCAGGCGTTCGCCTGAACCGGCAGGCTATCGGTGTCGAAGCGGACGGGAACATCGAACTGGAACGAGGCGGTCGGCGCCGATCCTGGCGCTGAGGCGAAGGTGATCCGGCCCGTCAGCGTATCGATTGCGGCCGGCGTAACCGGGCTTCCGGCGAACTTGACCGTGACCGATCCGGCAACGGGCTTGGTGATCGTGCGGACGTGCTCATAGCCCGAGCGGTTGTAGCGCTTGACGATCTGCCAGACCGTCGGCGTGATCTGCACCATCGCCTGATCGGCGGCGTCGAAATCGTTCCAGTCCTTGAAGCGGAACGAATAGGCCCGGCCCTTCACAACATGGAAATGCGCGATCACCGCCGCCATGTCGGCACGGCTGCGGATGCCGGTTGAGATGTTCCAGCGGCCTCGGGCTTGCGACCAGTTGACGTTGCGCTGCTCAGCGCCCGACGCAAGCGTGACGATCTGGGTCGAAAACCCCGGCCCGCCGGTCGCGCCGCGCCCGACCGAGCCGGGGAAGGCAATATCGAGAAACGGTTGCGGCATCTGGTTCTTTCTCACGCGTTCGCTTCACGCGAACCGGTTCCCACTTCGCTTGCGAACGCTACAGGCCCCGCATACCGGAGCGAACGGCGCGGGCGAGCCCTGCCGCGATCTGGGTGCGGCTGGCGTCGAAGGCGGTCGGGTTCGGCGTCTGGATCGTGACGTTGACGACCGCGCCGCTGGATCGCGGATCGCCGCGCTCGTAGGCGCGCGCTTCCTTCCGGTTCAGCACACGCTCGCCGCGTTGCAGGATCGCCGGTACCTCGTCGGGCTTGAGATAAGCGCCGTCATGGAAACGTGGCGCCGCGGCGAAGACGCCTGCAGGAACCATTCGTCCTACGCCGTCCGCGCCAACCAGACCGCCCTCGTGGAACAGCCGCGAGAAGATGCTTCCCAGGATGCCGCTGCCTTGCCCGAAGGTCGGCAGGTTCGAGCCAAAGAGCAGGTTCTTCAGCGGATTGAGCAGCGCGAGCTTGATCATATCGCGGTTCAGATCCTGAAGCGCGAGGCGTCCCGCATCAGCCCATGATTTCCAGTCGAGTTTGCCCTGCGCGAGCACATCGGCGAAGCGATCGAGCGCGGACCCGACTGCGGTTTCGATGGCGCGGTAGGCGGCGTCCTGCCGCTGAAGCTCTTGCGTCAGGCGTTCGATCTTGCCGGCATTCTCGACGATGACGCGGCCTTCCTCGCTCGCCAGATCGATCGCGCGCGAGCGCAGACCCTGCTCGGCGCGCAGCTGGGCGATGATGACGGAACGCTCGGAAGCACTTTGGCCGATCAGCCCGATCTGCCTTTGCAGAAGGGTGATCTCGTCCTTCTGGTCTTCCAATGCCTGGCGACCGGCAAGCTGGCGATTGAGTTCGTCTAGGCGCCGGGCGTTGCCGATGGCGGATTGCCCTTCCGGGCTTGCCGCATCGATCCCGCGCTGGCGCAATTGCTGGATGGAGCGAAGGGTTGCCAGTTCCTCCGAGCGCTTGGCGACGGATGCGCCGACAAGGGCGACCTGCCGTTCCAGCAGGGTGATCTCGTCGCGCTGGTCGCGCAGCTGTTCCTGGCCGCGCAGCGTCCGGTTCAGACCTTCGATCTGGCGGGCAGACTCGATGTAGGCCCGCGCTTCTTCGCTCGCGAGATCGACGCCGCGGCGCCGCAGTTCCTGTTCGGCGCGCATCACGGCCAGCGCATCGCCGCGCGCCGAAACAGTGGCGTTGATCAGCGCCACCTGCCGCGTCAGGAGTTCGATCTCTCGGCGGCGATCCTCGTTTGCGGATAGGGTCTGCGCGCGTTCCTGTTCGACGAAGAGCCGACCATAGGCTTCGCGCATCCGCTCGATGATGCGGGTGAGGGTTTCCTTCGCTTCGCCCTCGGC